TAAGCCAATGAATCTTTAGAGGCTTCGCGGAAGTTTACGATAGACTTTTGGTCGGCTAAACGGCCAGCCAAACGGTTTGCATTACGCATCTGGTCGATACGAACTGTGATGTCTGAACTAGAAAGTGCTTCTTCGTTGCCTTCTAGAGTGTAGTCACCTACAACACCGTCTCCAGACAAGTCAGCTAGCAAAGTTAAAACAGCGCGTGCGCCCTTTTCACTTTTAGTTAAGTCAGTAATGCGCTGAACCATGGCGTTAGAGCCAGAACCAGCGAATTGGTTAATGAAGGATGCGTTACGGGCAGCGTGCCAGAAGTCGCGAGACCATACGGTCTTTTGCTCTGAAGTTAGAGCGGCAAAGTTAGTTAATGCCATGAGAAAATCACCTATAAAAAAATTAAATAAAATATAAGCATTGCTTATAAACGGTCGCCATTAATCAGGCAGGGGCGACAACCACTGCATGCTGTTGGACGTGTCGTGCCCGAACGAAATAGCGACCTTTTTTAGAGGGACGAACTCATGGCCTTTTTAAGCTGGCGAATGCTGCCGTGTGTCGTACGGCCTTCGATTCAAGAGGCTTTAACAGTTGTCGTACTGTAAGACGAGCCTGTGTACCTATATTAGCACAGCTTATAAATTAAAGGAAATTGATGATCTATTAAAAGACATCATTCGCCCGCAATAATCTATTAAAAGACATCATCTACTATAATGGGGGTGTGCTCTCCCACAAAAGCCCCCTCAATATTAAATGCCATGAACTCTCTAGCTTCATGCATACCCATACCCCGATCAACGAGGTTTTGCAGTATTTTCATGGTGGAATACACAACTACTGGGACTGCCTCCCTTTCAGCCATCCCAATAATTGCATCGTCTAGACCATCCATGAAAAGAAGTCCAGGGAACTCCAATTCGAACGCTGCTTCTATTTCCTCGCGCATTAGCCAAAGTCCCCACGTAACCGTTTCATTTGGGCATCAGATAGTTTGTCAAAGTCAGCGTCCGTCATGGTGCTAATGTCGACGACATCGTTACCGCGCGTTGCCGCACTTTCGCCAGCCAATTTTGCAGGTTGTTTATTAGCAGCTTCTAGCTTTTGCTTCACATCCGTTGTGCGCTTTTTAGCTGTCGGCTTTGACTCAACTGCTTTTGGCTGTAACAACTCAGGCATGCTCGACGCTAATGTCATACGAACTGCTTTACGCAGCGCGTCAGCTTGTGCCATACCTCTTTCTGCATACATCCCCATGAGCTCATTAGCATCTGCGATCATATCTGCGTCAGCTTGTTCGCTATTGGAATCCAGCACTGGGTATGAAGTCACCATGTCAGAAACGGCAACATCAAGATCTAACTGCTGCTTAGTTACATTCGTTGTGTTGTGAATGTCCTTGCGCAATTCTTTAGCCATTGAATCTCGTTCTGCACTGCGGATTTCTTTACGCACTTTTTGTGCTTTATCCGTCTCACCATCGAGAACTGCATCCATGTATTCAGCTTCTTTACCATCGAAATCAAACTCTGGCTCTGGAGCTTCTTCAGGTTTTGAACGTTCTTCAAGCTTAGCAAGGCGATCTTCAAGCTGCCGTCTACGAGCGATCTCTTCGTCCATGCGCGACTTGGGCACCATGTGCGACTTCTCATCCGATTTAGCGGCTACTTCTTCGACTTCTTCTGCTTCTTCTTCGACTTCCTCGCCTTCTAGTCCAGCTTCGTCACCCTCTAGCTCAGATTCAACTTCTTCTTCGCCCTCGGCTGCTTCGGCTTCCTCTTCGGGCGCTTCCTCTTCGGCTTCTGCTTCATCAGCGACCTCAACTAAATGCGCGATAGCGGCATCTGTTGGATCAACTTCTTCTTCAGGAATATCGCCGCGATCTAAACTACTAGCGTCAAATTCTTCGCGACTATCTCCACCTGCGAACTCGTCAAAGTTATTATCTTCAATACTGTCATCGTGCTCTAAATTGGCACTTATTTTTGATTTAGGCATTAGGGCCTCCGTTGGTTTAAATAAAACTACTTGGGTAATACATTTCCATCAGGGTTAGCGGGCTTTTGCCCTTGGGCACCAAGCCGCATTACTTCTGCGGCAATCTTGGTAGTTGCTTGGGTTTCTGATGTTTGCTGTTTTTGAGTTGCGGACAACTCAGCCAGTTGCATACGCACATCCAATTCTTGGCGCTTCAGAGCCATGCGTGCTTCTAGTTCAGCCATCTCCTTCTCAGGCTGCGTATCTATATCGTTTGCTTTTGCTGCAGCAAGTTGTGCTTGGGCTTGCAAATGAGCCGCTTCTGATTGGAGCTTTTGCATCTCTAACTTCACCTGTTCCATCTGGATCTGCTGTTGCATCTGAGCGGCTTCTTGCTGCTCTGGCGATTGTTCAACACCTGTGATCATGCGGATACGCTTAGCAAGCTCAGCCTTACGCTGCAGATGTGAATACTCAATAATGGCATCGTCAGGAATGGCAATGCCTACTTGGCGTAGCTGCAATGCTTCTGCAAACTGCGACTCATCGAACGTGTCACGGGCTGGCATAGAAGACACAACAACGTCGTATTCACCTAACGTCATGTCATTAACAACTTCGCCTTCGGGGGTCATTTGGTTTAGTACCAACTCTTCCCGAGGTTTCATTGGGTCATCGTCGTTAGTAATCTGAATCACGCGCTCTTCGGTATAGAACGATTGGATAAGGCACATGATGTTTTTAGCAACAAACACTCGCGACCGAGCGAGGTTATCTAAAGGAACCTGGATCTGAATCTGACCACGATTCTGCTTCGCCTGAATGGCAACACCTGACACCTCTGCACTGTCCTGACCAAGCATCGCGTCAGATACACCCGAGATCTCTTTTATGTTGTTGGCTGCTTTTTGGCCAATGCGATCGAGACCCGTTGGGATCTGGTTTGGTTGGATCTTTGCTGGAGCAGCTGACCCACGGTTGTATTCCAATACTAGACCTGTCTGAGCGCCACGTTCTTGGAGATCATCCGATGTCATACCATTTAAGGAGCCCGTCTCAACAACCCAACCGCTGTTAGCAGTCGTGTTCACAATATGCAGTTCTTGTGAAGAGATCTTATTCAATTGCTCTTGAGGCGAGAGAAGGTTACGAACCATACCGAACGGTTTACCACGCCTGAAATACGGGAAGTAAGGTACGATCGTAAAGTCTTTGTACGGTGACCAATCATCGTGCAACACGACTTGGTCCGCAGTAATGGTCCAACGTACCTTCTTAACTAGCTTTTTGAGCATGCCAAGGCCGTACTCTTTAGCAAACATCTCAGTGCGCTCTTCGTCCCAGGATTCTGGAACTATGCGCATGTCCTTTGTTTTAGGGTCAACAAAGTGTGGAGTTAGTGTTAGTTTTCTATGCTGCCTTTCAACAACCCGAATGGCACGAACACTGTGCTTGTCATCAATGTTTCCACCATTAAGGATGGCTTCCTCAACATCACCATATGTCGTATCGCGCATCTCCACCAAGTCCATTGAATCACGGCCTAAGTGCTCGCCGTTTTCAGCAATGATACGCAAGCGATCTGCTTTCTCTTGGCCATACTGTTGCTCAATGTCATCGACGCTTAACCACTTGGTCTTTATGACTTCGTTCCATGTGGTGGGGTCGTAATCTTTAGCATCTGGATCAGGCAGAATATCTAACGGGTCTTCTGCTGTGATCTGCACCTCACCCTCAATGTGGTCGTCGAAATTCATACGGATGTCGAAGTAACCACGATCTTGGATGATGCCGTCAGCGAACACCTGACTCTCTAAATAGTCGTATTGGTTGTTGTCACTGATCTGCATGTAGAGTTTGGTGAGCACCGCAGCGACTTCATCTGAGGAGTTACGTCGAGGCTTAAACAATACGTCCGCACGTTTAGAGGACTGCTCCCCCAGTATGGTGTTGACGGTGCTCAAAATGGTATTGATGGTCAGGTGTGGGCGACCCTCTGAATCTAATGCGTCAATGTCTGTTTGTTCCCACTGCTCACCACGATAATAACGATCACACTTAATCGCTGTCTTTATGTAGTCAGTGTGGCCCGCGTCTCTAGCCCGCGTATACCGGGCCCAGTTATTATCTACGATCTTAGTCTCTTCTAGAGGATCGACCTTCTTTGACTTCTTGTACGCCATAGCTATGCACTCATCGCTGATTTACTGCGGTTAGGGGCCATGAGACCGGGGAGCTTATCTCTCCAAGACTCTTCAATTATTCTTTGGTCTACAACAGTGGACATCTCGGACATCATTAATCCGATCCAAGCTAAACTGTCGACTTGGTCATCGTGCACACCATTAGGGAATCGCAACATCTCTGCCATTAATCCTGCATTCCACAGTTGGAACTTGGGGAAAAACACCATACCTTGTTGCATACGGCCCTGAATCGCACGGGCTCGAGCTTCTTTATCTCTGCGCCCCGTTTTCAGTTCCATCAAATACATTTCGTACAGACCACGCTC